TTTCAACGCGGCTGAGGAGACAGACACTCTAATTGTAGGGCAGGAAGAATATACTTGGCCTCAATACTTTAAAGTAGCTGACTGGAACAGTTTCCAAATTCAGGCAAACGATAGTCAGAACACTGGCTATAAGACGTTGAAGCACATAGACAGAGATGAGTGGTATTCCAAGTATCGTGACGACGACTATGCCGCTGGCTCTGCAGGTCGTGGCGTACCACAGTTTATCTTTGCTGGACACGGCAATGGCTATGGTGTCAGCCCATCCCCAGACAAGGCATATACTCTGAAGTTCAGATACTACATGAACTACGCAGATATTACTAATGCCACTGACGTAACCAGAATACCAGAGAGCTACGACACCGTCATCATCGATGGCGCAATTTATCATATGTATATGTTCAAGGACAACTTAGAGGCTGCACAGGGCGCATTCATCGCCTTCGAGCGCGGCATTAAAGACCTACAGACCCTGTACATTAACGACGATGTTTATATTCGAGATACGCGGATTAAGTATTAATGCCTGACAATATACAGTCATTTAAACTGATCTGTAGCGGCGGTCTAAATAGTAATGAAAATCACTTAGACCTGTCGGATAACAATCCCGGTGCCGCTACACGACTAGTTAACTATGAGCCGTCATTATTTGGCGGCTATCGGCGTATTGAGGGGTACGATGAGTATGATCCCGATTATGGTGAAGTAACCGTTGACGGTCAGTCCACTGCCACTGGCAAGGTTCTAGGGCTAGCAATCTTCAAGGATGACGTTAGCAACACCACAAAGATTATTGCCGCACGGGAAGACGCTACAGGCGGTAACTACAGCTTCTACTACTACACTGCCTACATTGGCTGGCGTAAGTTTACTCTAGACCACGGCGTTACTCGCCCAATGACGTTGAACAGCCGTACAGTCACTAAGCTGCGTCACGTTACTTTTAACTTTGGTACAGGTAATAAGATTGTATTTGTAGATGGGGTAAACCCAGCAATCGTATTCGACGGTGACCATTGGGAAGAACTAAAGTCTACAAACGCAGGTGGATATACCTCTGGAGCGGGTCACACTACTAATACTGGCGGTGGAGACCAATGCCTGAACGCCCCTGCCCTCGTAGACGTATTCAAGAATACTCTATTTCTAGCTGGCGATACGGCATTCGGCGCGGCAATCGCCCACTCTGCCCCCACAAGCACTGCAGACCCTGACGGCTTCTATGACTTCACTTCCGCAAGTGGCGCAGGTCAGATAGCCGCTGGCTTCGACGTAATACAGATTAAGCCATTCCGCGACGACTTGTTTGTCTTTGGTACAAACGGCATTAAGAAAATTACGCTAGACGCAGCCAATACATTTGTGACTGATCAGGTCACTGCAAACGTGGGCTGCGTAGCCAGAGACAGCGTATTGGAAATCGGCGGCGACTTGATGTTCTTGTCTCCTGATGGCTTCCGACCCGTTGCTGGTACTTCTCGTATTGGTGACGTTGAACTTGAGACTGTGAGTAAACCCATTCAGGCGACACTCGTAGACCTGATTGCCAATAGCGATATGGACACGCTCAACGGCGTAGTCATCCGCTCCAAGTCACAGATCAGATACTTCATTGGCGATAATACCCTAGCCGCAAGCGACAGCATTGGCATCATCGGCGGTCTGACTAATAGCTCAGGTGCAATCGCTTGGGAGTTTGGTGAGCTACTAGGCATTCGAGCCTCTTGCTGCACCAGTGGATACATAGGCACCACAGAGTTTATCCTGCACGGCGACTATGACGGTAAAGTCTACCGCCAAGAGAATGGCACTTCGTTTAACGGGGGAGACATCGTATCAATTTATGCCACTCCGTATATCGACTTCGGAGAGACAGAACAGCGGAAGACACTGCGTAAGATCAATACATTTATTCGGGCTGAGGGTCCGTTTGAGATGCTTCTATCAATGACTTACGACTGGGGTGACGGCAACGTGTCTACACCCGCTACTTATTCACAAGCGTCCACGGGCGCACCTACCAAGTACGGTGGTAGGAACATCACATATAATGCAACAAACGTACTTTATGGCGGTTCATCAAAGCCAATTATGACCAGTGATATTCAGGGATCGTGCTTTGCTGCACAGGCTACTTACGTGACCGTAGGTCAGACAGAGCCTTTTTCTATTCAAGGAATGGTCTTCGAATTTACTATGGCAGGGAGAAGATAACAGATGGCAGGTTATACAAGGCAGTCCACTGCTAGTATCATTAACGGATCACCTATTACTGCACCACCGTTGAATGCAGAATTTAACCAGCTTCTAGCTGCCTTTAATGCTACTACAGGCCACTCACACGATGGCTCTACAGGCAACTCCCCTAAGATTAACCTAGCGACATCTGTCTCTGGTTATCTGCCAGCGGAAAATGGTGGTATTGGTGGTGCCAATAAGATGGATGCGACTACCGCACCTCTGGCGACCAACGACAATACAGAGGGTTATGCTCCGGGTTCATTGTGGGAGAACACCACCAATGGACGCATATACATCTGCGTGGGCAGCACCACTAACGCAGCCGTCTGGCGAGAGCTAGTACAAGTCATCACTGACAACGTAATCAAGCCCATTAGCACAGACACAGTAGACCTCGGCACCAACACGGAACGCTTCCAAGACCTGTTCTTGAGTGGGGGTATTGCGGCGGCTGGAAACGCTACTCTAGGTGGCACTCTAAACGTCACTGGTAATAGTACTCTTGGTGGCACTCTAGCAGTCACAGGCAACGTAACTGCCTCTGGTAATGCGACTGTAGCGGGTACTCTTGGGGTCACTGGCGACACCACTGTAGCTAACCTGTCTGCCACTGGTACGACTACTATTACGTCTATTGACCTGAACTCAGGTGCTATTGATAACACTACTATCGGTAATACGAATGCAGCCGCTGGTACGTTTACTACACTTACAGCCAATACAAGCCTGACTGCAGCCACAGCCGATATCAATGGCGGTAGCATAGACAATGCCACAGTAGGTGCCTCTACACCTTCTAGCGGTGCGTTCACTACTCTGACTGCTACAGGCGCGACTACTCTGGCTACAGCCGACATTAACGGCGGCACTATAGATAATTCAGTAATTGGGGCCACTACTGCAGCCGCTGGTAGCTTCACCACTCTTACGGCTACAGGCTCCACTACACTCGCCACTGCAGACATTAATGGCGGTACAATTGATAACGCTACTATTGGGGCTACTACTCCTTCCTCTGGCGCATTCACCTCAGTGTCTGCATCTGGTGGATTTACAGGCGACATCACTGGTGCCGTGACAGGCAACGTGACTGGCGATGTCACTGGTAATGTTACGGGAAATGTGACTGGTAACTTAACTGGTAACGTAACATCTAGCGGATCGTCTTCATTCAACAACGTCACTATCGACGGTACGTTGAACATGAATGCAGGTACGACTGCTACAATCACTAACCTTACTGATCCAACTAACGCACAAGACGCTGCCACTCGTAATTATGTGGATACGTCTATTGCTAACTTGGTTGATAGCAGCCCGTCTACACTAGACACGCTAAACGAGCTAGCGGCTGCGCTGGGCGACGATCCCAACTTCTCCACAACAATCACAAACAGCATTGCGACTAAGCTGCCACTAGCTGGCGGTACAATGACTGGCGCAATCGCTATGGGTACTAACAAGATCACTGGTGCAGGTGATCCCACAGCGGCCCAAGACGTTTCGACAAAAAATTACACTGATACCCAAGACGCACTACAGCTATCGCTTACAGGCGGTACGATGTCTGGTGCGATTGCTATGGGCAGCAACAACATCACTGGCCTTGCTGCACCCACGGCTAATGACCATGCAACCACAAAATTGTACGTGGACAATATCCTTGGATCAGCAACTGTAGCGGCGACTTCAGCCACTAACGCTGCAACTTCTGAGGCAAATGCTGCTACATCAGAAACCAATGCGGCTAACTCTGCTACAGCGGCTGCAAGTTCAGCTACTTCTGCAGCGGCCTCGCTTGATAGCTTCGATGATCGTTATCTAGGCGCAAAGGCTACAGCACCTACTGTAGACAATGACGGTGATGCGCTAATAGTTGGTGCGCTATACTTCGATACGACTACAGACACCATGAAGGTGTACGGCTCTTCTGGTTGGGTAAACGCAGGTTCATCAGTCAACGGTACATCAGACCGCCAGACTTACACCGCTACTGCAGGTCAGACAGTCTTCGCTGCTACCTATGATGCAGGTTATGTGGATGTCTACCTAAACGGCGTAAAGCTACTAGCAGGAACTGACTTCACAGCCGTAAACGGTACAAGCATTGTATTAGCCTCTGGTGCTGCTAACAACGACATCGTGGACATTGTGGCTTATGGTACATTCGTCCTAGCCGATCACCTCACAGAAACGCAGTCTGATGCGAAGTATGTTCAGCAAACGCATACTGGCGATGTTAGCCTCAATGGTAATTTGGGTATTGGTACCACAGGCACCCCAACTCAACGGGTACAGATTGGTGCAGCGCAGGGTCGAACATTTGTTGTTGATCAGTCCACCACAAACATAACCCGCCTTGCCAACGACTTCAGCACAGTTCTTGAAGCGGGTGGTGGGTATGACCTTAAACTTCGTTCAAACGGCACATCATCCTTCGGTAACATTATTTTTGAAACGGCTGGTACAACAGATCGAATGAAGATTGCCTCTAACGGCGACATCAGCTTCTACGACACCTCTGGAAACGCCAAGTTCGTCTGGGATGCTAGTACAATGAATTTGGGGATTGGCACAGATACGCCCGTCAATCCTCTAACAGTACAGCAAACATCGCTTAATTGGCCTTATATCGCTTTAACAAATACTTCAGGCACCATTAAGTCGCAGTTTGGTTATCAGGTGAATGACGACTTGTTAGATATTGCTGCAAATAGTGGTGGTATTAAGTTTAGAACATCTAACACTGAAACTATGAGGCTGACATCGGCGGGAAATCTTGGCCTCGGAACTCAGACTCCACAAAATTATTCAGGCCAAACATCCCTCACCATCAACGGTTCTACAACAGGTCGTTTAGACTTACAAGGCAACGGTGTTCAGGGCGGGACTATCTTCAGTACAAACGGCACTGGCCTGACCGTGCAAACTGGTTATGGCAAAATACTTACGCTTGAAAGTGGAACAACAGGTAATATCCAGTTTAAAACCAACGGCTCGGAGAAAATGCAGCTTACCCAGTATGGTAACTTGCTGGTGGGGACTACTGATAGCACACCAGTTGGTTCTGGTTCTAATGGCACGGCTATTGGTAATGGCATTATTGAAAGCCTAAAATACAAAGGCGCATCCCTAAAACTAGATCGT